ATGAACACTACCGAAGGCCCACAGCCACAGCTCCCCGCCCTCCTTAACCCGGCGGATATCGACACCGAGATCAGTTGCGAACCGCGCATTCGCGACCTGAAGCTGGCGGAAGCCTTGGGGATGGCTGATCCGCACGCTATTCGGCGCATGATCGAGCGGCACATGGATGCGCTGCTGAAGTTCGGAGAGGTTATTTCCGATTCAGATCGGAAAATTGGTCGGGGCCGCCCTAGCAAGGGCACCTACTACCTGACCAAGAAGCAGGCCCTCTATATCACGGCGAAGTCGGACACCGAGCGCGCGGCAATGGTGACGATCCAGATGGTCGAGGTCTTCGACGCGGTGACCAGCCAAGGGGCATTGCCGTCCTCCGACTCAGCGCCACCGCTCCCTATTACAGTGGCCCAGACCGACACCCCCGCCTTGGCGAACGACATGCTCGAAGGAGCCGACCAGATCGCCGCGTTCATGGGATTGAGCGCCCGGCAGGTCTACCACCTCCAACGCCATCTGCCGGTCTTCACCATCGGCGCCAAGCTGTTCGCCCGGAAGTCCACGATCCTCCAGTGGATCGCCGATCAGGAGCGCGCAGCCATCGCCAACCCCGCCGAGGGGGCGGACTCCACCTAACCAGCTCTGCCCGCAGAGCCGGGCTGACCACCACCTCAACCTGGAGAGCATCATGCAGACGATCTTCAGCACGCCCGCCGGGCGTGAACGCCCCCGCCTTGCCTCCCCGCTTGGCATCGCCTTCCAGTTCCCCGAGCACGCCACCTATCAACCTTCCATGCATTGGAAGGTCCGGATCCTTGATGTGATCGCCTGCATGCTGGGAGTGCGCATCAAGATCGACGGCGTGCCCTACGGCACCGACCGCGCCTTCCGGAGCGCCTAATCCGGAAACGACGAACGCCCGACCGAGGCAACGGCCGGGCGCCCTTCCGCCGGGCGGAGGCAACCGCCCAAGCATCAATCCCCATGGAATCCGCTAAACCATGAAGACCGACGATCACGATACCAGAAGACCGCAGCCCCAGCGCAAGCCCCTGGACCCGCTCCGTGGCCTGTTGCTGGGCACCGCCGCTCCGTTCGCCGGGGCCTATGCCGCCTATCATGCCGAGACCGCCCGCATCGGCAAAATGACCGACCTTCCCGGAGACGAGTTCGGCGCGCTCGTCAACGCCAAGGACGAGGCGTTCACGAGCGTGGTGCGCTCCCCCGACAGCCTGTGCACCATCGCTGACGCAATCGCCGCTGTGGGCTTCCTCCGGGACTACATCACCGGAGACGAGACCGCCACTCTGGTTGACATCAGGTTTCCGCCGGCCATCGCCGATGCGTTGTGGTCCTTCCTCGCGCGCGTGCACGAGTCCGCCAAGGCAACGGAAGGCAGCACGATCATTCCCGAACTCGGCATGACGTTCACCGAAGCCGCCGACCGCCGTTCCGCCTTGTACGCGGCGGTAAAGGACATTTCCGACGATGAAGCCGGCGACGATGAGGTTGATAAGCTGTGCGAGGAGGAAAACAGGATCATTCATGCGATAGCCGCCATTCAACCGCAGACCGTAGCCGACTGTTTGGCGGTGCTCCAGTTGGTTGGCGACAAGGATACGGCCCTACAGCATAGCGATGTGCACGCGCCGGGCACTATGGCCGCCGCGCTGTTTCATGCCACGCTCAGCGCCGCCGCTGTCCTCTCCAGCATGCCCGCTGGGATGGTCGGTCATGGATCTGACGCCGAGTTGGTCAGCCTCTATAACCGCCTGATCGAGGCCGAAAGCACGCTGAACTCCCGCGCGCCCGGTACCAGCGATGAAGAGCTGGAACCGTTCGTCGCGGCATTCCGGGATGCAGATAGTGCGTTCCGTAAAGCTCCGGCCCGATCCGTTGCCGGGATCGCGCTCAAGCTTCGGCGCTTTTGGGATCTGTGCGAGGAAGACCCGAGCATTGCCCCGCAAGCGGAAGACGTGATCGACCTCCTGAAGACAGCCAACGAAGCCGCCGAGCGGCTGTCCGCCATGCCGGCGGGGATGCTTCCGGCGGCCCATGCCGACGCGGAGCTTCTGGACCTCTGGCACCAGTACATGGATCTTTCCCGCCGTTGGGATGCCATGGCGAAGACCAGCGCCAGCGACGAGGAAATGGAACCGCTGGGGAAGGCCATCGACCGCATTGACGACCGCATGACGGAGCTTCCGGCTCTGACTATGGCCGGTGTCGCGGTCAAGATGAAGCGGCTCATGATCCGCTACACGGAAGCTCCATGGGCGGTTGACATGACGTTCGGCGACATGCCGGAGCCTCACACGGATATGGATTCCCGAGACTGGATGATCTGGAAGGCCATTCAGGATGCCGAGCGGCTGGCGCAACAGCCCCAGGCGTCCGCCTCTTCGCTGACGGCCATCTACACCCGGTGGCGCGAAGCTCAGGCTCGCTACAACGATCCCAACCTGCCAGACGACCAAGACGAGGCCACGAAGGAACTGGACGAAATCGAACGCCGGCTGGCGCTTGAGCCGGTTCAATGCGCCACCGATGTGTTCGTGAAACTGGCTGCGCTCCTATCGGAACTCCATACGGTTGGCGTTCCGGTCATCGACGCGGAGCACAAGGAGGCGTGGCCGCGCCTGCTTCCGATCACTGAGGCCGCAGCCGACATGCTCCCGCCCGACGTCCGTGGGCCGTTCAAGGATATGATGGCCGGCATTCGGATGACCATCGCCGCCATGGACGAAGCCGACGCCAAAGGGCGGCTTCATACACCGGCACGAAGCACCCAGCCCGCCGACACGTTCGCGGACACTATCGCCGCTTTCGAGGCCGAAGCCGCGCAGGCGCTTTCCCTGCCCTCCACTCCCACGCTCGCCATGGTCGAGGCCGGGGCCGCCGCCGCCGGGATCGACATCGAGCAGGCCCGCGCGATCTACGCCGCCATGGCCGAAGCCTACAAGAAGGAGGCCGCGTAAATGGCCGTCATCACCTTCCCCGCAACTCAGGATCGGGGCGCGCTGCGCCCCGTCTCCACCGAGGTCTCCATTCAGCGGCTTGCGATGTCCAGTGCGACCGAATGGCAACGCCAGATTATGACGGAGTGCCGGCGGCAAGGCATCCTCAACCCGGCGGTGTTCGCCTACCTGAAGGCCAATCGCCTGCTGGACCGCTGCACGCTCCTCGCATCGGAGGGACCGACTTCGCCCCTCCTGTTCAAGTTCATCGGCGTGCCCACGCTGTCCGTGCTGGGACGCGCGTGGGGTCGGTCGGTTCTCGGGCAGCCGGAGGACATCGACCCGCATGTGGAGTTCGCCCACAGCATCGGCATGCAGTACGTGGAGGCCATCGGGGCCGGAGAGGCGCTGTTCAACCGCATCTCCGTGACCGGCGTTGGCCGCCCCTTCGTCTACACGCACGCGGTCTATGGCTGGTCAGATCGCGGCCGGCGCGCGGTCCTGTCCTGCATCGACGTGCACACCCTGCACTGATCCCGGAACGCCTAGGTCCAACAGGACGGCCGCCCGACTCCAGCGCATGAAATGGAGGGGCAGCCGTCCGACGCCGGCTTGGTGATAGAGAATGCAGGGCCGGGGTTCCAACCGCCGCCGACCAGCACCGCGCCCGCTCCACACGGGCACCGTCTCGGGATCGACCAGCCCAACCACCCACTTCGGGCTCCACCGCGCCATTGCGACCAAGCGGGCGGCTGCCCCCAGGTCGTGGAACAGGCCCTTCCCGCGCCAGTCCGGCCGCGTCCAGCCGGCCACGATCCAGGCCACGGTGCCCGTGGTGTCGTGCGCCGCTTCGCTGGCGACGAAAGCCCACTCGTCCTCCGGCGCATGGCCGGGATCGTGGAAGGCGGAGAGGTCGGCCAGCCTGTCGCCTAAGCTCGCGGCCGAACAGTCGAGCAGCACTACGCCGTGCGTGCCGACGACATCCCCCTCTTCATCGACCGCCGCCAGCCAGAACGACGGCGCGCTCGCCGGCTTGGGCAGGAGCGGGAACCACTCGGCACGGTGTCGCAGGTTCAGCCGTTCCAACTCCGCCCAATCCTCGACCACCACCAGCGTGACGCCGCGCGCCACCGCCGCCGCGCACAGCCGGTCACGAGCTGCGGCCAGAGCCGGGACCAGCGGGCCGTTACCGAGCGGCAGGGTTTCCAGCAGTCGGCGGGGCGTGTCTGAAAGGGTGGGTTGAGAAGGGTACGAGCATTGTTCGGACCCCTTGCCGCCCATGGCCTGCACGTCCTCCAGCGTCATCGCGCCGTCCATCACGCGACCTCCCGGCCGGTCGCCCAGCTCACAAGGAAGTCGGCGGCCCGGTTGCACCAGCCCCAGGCGTTGAGCGCCTGATCTTCCGTCCTGCCGCGCTTCTTAGCGTCCTTGGTGACGATCTCCCCGGCCTTCATGATGCGGAAGGCAACGACCAGCACCAGCAGCTTGCCGGCGTCGAGGGCGTTCACGGCGGCGATGGTCGCCGGTCCGACCTTGCCGTCCACCTTGATCTTGGCGCCCAGCATGACGGCGGCCTGCTGAAGCCATGGGGAGGCGTCGTCGGCGCCGTAGAGCACGGCGCAGTCCACCACCGCGTCCCGCAACGCCGGATCGGCGATCCCGGCATAGCCCGGCTGGACGACGTAGCGGTGGTGGTAGATGGCGCGGGCTTCCGTCTCGGTCAGGGCCTCGACATCGGCCGCCGTGACGACGGGCTGGGACGCGCGCCAGCTCCGCAGGGTCGCCAGGGTGATCCCGCCCTTGGTCGGGCCGCCCTTGTCCGCCGGATGGTTGGTGAACTTCGGCCACCCCTCCCGGCGGAGGATGTCGTCAATGATGGTCTCGATACGGTCGCGCTGAGCGTCCGGCATGGCGTACTCCTGCGATGGGATGGGCGGCGTCTCGCGACGCGGCGGGAGGGAATCAGGCGGCGTGCCGGTGGTGCTGGTCCACGTGCTGGTTGATGCGGTTCGAGAGGCCGTCCACCCGCTCCGACAGGCCGTTGAGCAGCTGGAAGATTTCGTCCGTCGTGTGGTTGCTGGCCGGCTGCGGGCGGTTGAGCCACATGCGCCACGCCAGCAGGCCAGCCCCCGCCGCAATGGCCATCGCCTGCACCAGCGGGGCCGCCAGCCCAAGCGTCTGAATGCCGGCGGCGATCAGGCCGTTGACGGTGGGATCGTCCGCCCACGCGACCACGGCGGGGGCGGCGGTGAGGGTGCCGGCGGCGGCCAGCAGGAGGGGCAAGGGCTTGCGCAAGGTCGGTCTCCTTCAGTCGAGCAGCAGGCCGGGCAGCGCCACGCCGACACCGCGCGCGTAAGCGCGGGCGGCGGCGGAGGTCCGGGCTTCGTTGGCTTGGTTGCGGGCGAGCTGGCCGCGCAGGGCATCGACCACGGCGGCGTTACCGGCGGGCGTGGTGTCATAGAGCAGCCCCGCAAGGCTGTTCGCCGTTGAGGGATTCAGGCCGGACGCCCGGCGCGCCGCCGCCTGCACGGCGTTGATGCCGGCGCCCCGGACATCGCCGCGCAGCAGGTTGCCGAGAATGGACGTGTCCACCTGCATGTCCGCGAGGTCGGCCTGCATCGGCGCGGTGCGCGAGCCGGTGCGGATGGCGTTGCGGACCTCGGTCATGTCCTTCTCAGCCTTCACGCGCGCCAGCAGCGCTTCGGCCTCGTCCTTGCCGAGGGCGGCGGCCAGCTTCTCGTTCAGCCCCTCTCCGGAGACGCGCAGCGCGGCGTTCTGCCCCGGCTGCGCAGTGTCGCGATAGAGCCGGTCGCGCAGGGCCTGCGCCACGCCGATGCGGTAGAACTCGCGGTCGCCCTCCGGCAGGCCGCCCACCAGCTTGCGGATGTCCGCGGCGTCCATCGCCACGAAGTCGCGGCCCTTGGTCATGGCGTCGCGGGCCTGCGTCGGCCCCGCCCAGGCGCGGCGCGCGGCGGCGTAGTGGGGATTGGCGCCGTCCAGTTCGGACAGGAAGGCGCGGCGCACCGCGTCGATGGCCCGGCCCTTCTCGTCCAGGGCCAGCCGGCCGGTGGTGCGGTCCCGGTAGCCCTCCAGGATGTTGTCCAGGCCCTTCTTGATGACGTTCAGCGTGCGCATGTTCGGCACGCCGGAGAGGAGAGGATCGCCGGCCTCGTTGAAGCCGGTCACCGCGAGGTCGGTCGGGTTGAACGGCTTGTTCGCCGCCAACGACTCCAGGCGCTGAATGGCGATGCCCTCCTTCAGCCCGCCCCGCACCACCGGGTCGTCGAGGAACCGCTGCAGGCGCTCCGACCACACCGGGGAGACCGACAGGGCCTTGTCGTAGAGCGGGGCGGATTCGGCCGCGCGCCGCTGGATCAGGGCATCGGCCGACGCGAAGAAGTCACCCGGCGCCACGCCCGCGCGCACGTCCTCCGCGAGCCGGCCGACCTGCCCCGCCTGCCGCGTCTCGAACACGTCGCGGGCCTTCTGGCGGGCGGTGCCGGGGACGTTCGCCGCGACCCGCGCCAGCCCCAGCGTGTTCTCCCCGCCGACATCGGCCAGGGTCAACGGCTTTTCGGTGGCGGACAGGCGCGCGGCGACATCGTCCACGGTGGAACCGTCCCGCGCGAGCGCCTGGAGCACCTTGTTGCGCGCCGCCGCGTCGGCATCGCGCAGCCCCAGCGCGGAGCCGACGGCGCCCAGCGTCCGGCCGCCCAGGCTGAGCGCCGCCGGCAGCGCGACGCCCATGACGCCGCCCAAAGCAGCGCCCTCGGCGGCCTTGGTCAGACGGTCGCCCGCCCCACCCTCGGCGTTGCCGAACCCCGACACGGCGCCCATGCCCGCGCCGACCTTTGCCAGATCGGCCACAGCCGCCGCGCCGGTCTTGGCCGCCGGAAGCGCCAGTTCCGTTCCCGCGCGAAAGGCGTTCGCCGCCCCGGCCGGGGCGGCAACCAGCCCACCGAGCGCCTGCGCGCCGAAGGAGGCGACGGGATGCGCCTTCTCCGTGGCCTTCAGGTCGGCCCGTTCAGCGGCCAGCCGGTCGGTGTAGAGCTTGTTGAGGTCGCTCTGCCCGTCCTCCAGCCCGACCGCCTTGAGTGCGTCGGACACCGGCGTCTTGCCGGTCACGACGTCTCCGACCCAGCGGGAGAACGCCCGGCTGCCGGCGTTGACCTCGTCGCCCAGGCCCATGGTCGCCCCCTGGAACACCTGCCCGCCCAGGCCGGCGGAGAGCGTCCGCCCGGTGGGCTTGGCGTCGGTCGCGGTCTTGGGGAAGCCGCCCGCGACGAGTTGCTTGACGGTCCCGGCGATGACCGCCTCGGAGGTGCCGTCGGGGAACTCCAGGACGGTACCGTCGTGGAGCTGGGCGCGCACGGTCATCGGATCAGGTTCCCTTGGGCGTCGAAGCGCAGGACGGTGCCGCCGGACGCCGGGGCGGACCCCTCGCTCTGGGGTTCCTGCTGTTTCGGATGGAAGAAGTCCCGCCAATCCTTGCGGTTGGCGTTCAGGGCGAAGTCCTTGCCCTTCGGGTCGAAGATCGGGTTGGCCTCCAGGTAGCGCCGCCACGCCCGGTCGGCGCCCTGGAGATGGCCGTTGGCGTCGAAGTAGGCGCGCTCGAAGGCGCCGCGATCCAGCGTCAGCTTGGCCGCCGCCAGCCCGGCGTTCGCGATGGCCTCGTTGGCCTCCTTCGGCTTGTCGATGCCCACCGTCGCCCGCTCGAACTGCTTGGCGTCGAAGTCGGAGGTCGCGCCGGAGCCGGGCGCCCGCATCTGCGGCGCGATGCGGGCGGTGATCGCGCGCATCTCCGCCACGTCGCTGTCCAGCGCGCCGGCCACCGCCCCGGCGCCGGGAAGGCTGTAGACGCCGCCGCTGCCCACCTTGCCGTTCAGCTCCTTGAAGCGCTCCATGTCGGCGATGCGCTGCCGGGCCTGCGCCTCCTGGTCTCCCAGTTCCGCCCAGCGCTTCTCCGCCGCCTTGGTGTAGGCCAGCTTCAGGTTCTCCTTGCCCTTCGCCGACAGGCGCGGGTCGGCGAAGGGGTCGGCGTCGGCCAGCGGAACGCCCAGCGACGCGGCCAGGGCCGAACGGTCGGAGGCCGCGTTGCCGGGCTCCTCCCCGAACCCGCCGAGGTATTTCTGGCGCAAGTACTTCTGGCCGTCCGGCGACTGCGGGTCGATCCCGGCCGCGCGCAGGGCCTTGATGATGTCCGGCTCCGTCTCCTTGCTGGCGTTCATCTCCTGGATGCGCAACGCGTCCCGGCGGTACTGCTGATCGGCCGCATCGTTGCGCGTCAGCCGCTCGAACTGCAGCCGGCGCCAATCGCGGTCGGCGGCGTCGTTGCGGTCTTGGCGCGCCAACTGGCGCTGCTGCATGGCGCGCTGCTGGGCACCCGAGGCAACCTGCGTCATGCCTTGCAGGCCGGCGGACAGGCCTTCGCCCCAGTTGCGCCCGCCGAGCAGGCCTGAAGCGAGCGCGAGGAGCGCCTGCCCCTGCGCCACGCCGTCGCCCAGCAAACCGCCCATGATCGGATTGCCCGACTCTGGGGCCGGGGGGATCTGCATCGCCATCTTGGGGGCCTCCATGCTCTGGGTGCTGGTCGTGGTCATGGTCTGCGCGGGCTTGGGGGCGGCCACCTCCACCGGCGGGGCCTGCGATGGATCGAGCAGGCCGAACGTGGCCGCGCGCTGGAGATAGCCCCGCGTCACGCCCGGCAGCGTGGAGGCGTCGCCGGTCGCGCGGAACTTGGCGCTGCCGCCGGGGCCGGCGTTGTAGGCCGCGAGCGTCTTCGCCCAATCGCCCCCGTTGGCCTTCAGCTGCTCGGACAGGTAGGCCGTGCCGGCGAGGATGTTGTTCTCCGGGTCGGACGCGTCGGCGCCCAGGCCGTGGCGCTTGGCGAGCGCGGCATAGGTCGGCGGCATGACCTGCATCAGGCCGTACTCGCCCGAGCCCCCACGCAACGCCGGATCGGCGCCATGGTTCTCCAGGGCCATGACGCCCCGGATCAGCCGGGGATCGACGCCGAACCGGGCCGACGCGGCGTTGATGAAGGGCTCGAACTGGCTGAAGGTCGGGATCATGGCGTCACGCGATCATCGTGCCGATGTTGGCCGTGGAGTCGATGATCGGCGCCGTCACCGTTCCAGCCCCGCCGCCGAGCGAGCCCAGCAGGCCCGTCGCGCCAAATAGCGGGCGCCCCGTCAGCATCGAGTAGGTGCCGCCGATGCCGGCTATCGTGCCGAGCCCAGTCTGCAGGAAGCCAGGACCAGGCGCCGTCGTGGTCGAGGTGCCGCCCATGCTCATGCCGGGGTTCAGGAAGGCGTTGCGCTGCTGGAGCTGCTGCAGCGCGTAGTCGCGCTGCCGCTGGAAATCCTGGTAGGCCAGATCGAGGTTCGCCTGATTCATCGCCTGTTGCTGCCCGCCGATGCCGGACAGCGCGGCAGCGTTCGTCAGCGCGCGGCTGTTCACCGCCTGCGCGCTTTCCCGCAGCCGGTCCGACGCCCCGAGACGAAGCTGCATCCCCTGCAGTCCGGCCGACTGGTTGGCGAGGTCCGCCTGCTGGCGGAGGCTGGCGTTCTGGCTGGCCGTGTTCCAGTCCATCTGCTGATTCATGCCGGCGGCCTGGAGAGCGCGGTTCTGGTCGAGCCCGATGGCGCTCTGCGCCTGCGCGAAGTTCTGATTGTTGAGCTGCGCCGTGCTGCGCGCCACCGTGTCCATGAAGTTGCGGTTATTCTCCGCGTTCAGGATGGCTTGGCGGCTGCCCCCGAAAGCGCCGGCCGCCGCGGCGCGGGCGTTGGTCTGGTTCTGCAGAATGTCGTTCTGCCGGCCCAGTTCCGCGTTCGTCGTGTCGATCACGGCGCCGGTGTACGGGCTCATGTAGGCGGACAGGTTGGCGTCGGTGAACTTGCCGGCGGTCACGTCGCGGATGTCGCCCCGGCCGATCTGCGCCGCCGTGATCTGCTGCGGGTTGTAGGCGGCCACGTTCTCCGCCGCGCCATGGCCCATGCCGAGTTGCGGGCCGGTCACCTGCCGGCGCAGCATGTCGCGCGCCGCGACCTGATCGGGTGTCCAGTCGGCGATGCGCGGGCCGGTGTAGGGCTGGTAGGCCTGATCGGTGACCGTGTTGGCGGTGTTCAGGTTCGCCGTGTGCTGGTTCTGGATGTAAGCCGGGACTGACTGCTGCTGCACAGTCTGCTGTTCTTCGCCGCCACCCATGGCACTCTCCGTCTACGGGACAAGGCCGGCGTCATCCGACGCGAGCCAAGTAATTGTTACCACAACCGCCGTTCGACCGCTATAGAACGCGCCAGCCGAAGGTGCGGGCCTCGTAGCCCCGGCCCTTCATGACGCGCCGCCAGCCGGGCCGGCCGAATCCTTCGATCCTCTGGCAGCCCATTTGCTTGCCCCAGGCAGCGGCGACCTCTTCCATTTCCAGCACCTCGGCCATGTCGCCCGCAGCGGCGAACACGCGGACGGCCTTCAGGCGCGGATACTGGACCACCTCCGTCACCATGACCGACCGCTGGCCGCGCCAGAGCTGCATCCGCCCGGCCTCGATGGCTTCCCACACGTCGTCAACGGTGTGGGTGCCGCCGCCGTGCTCCAGGGCCTTGGCGAGCAGATCGTCGATCATCGCCGCGCCCCCGTGGCCTGCATCTCGACGCGCATGTCGCCCAGCCGCCAGAAGGACGGCGCTGAGTTGCTTTCCAGCCGGAACGCGATCTGCCGGCCGGTCACGCGGCAATCAACCTTCTGCGTGGTCGAGGCGATGGTGTAGGGGCCGCTCGTCGTCTCCGAGCCCTGCGGCCACGGGCGCGACACCAGCGACACGTCCACGCCGCCGACGAGCCCCTTGAAGTCGGGCACGATGCGCTTGACGTGCATCAGCGTGTCGCCGTCGCCGATGTCCACGAACCCGCTCTCCAGACTGGCGGCTATGGCCCCGCCGTTGGCCGACTGGCCGCGCTCGTGGAAGTACACTGAGCCGTCGAGGTCGATGGCAATTGGTGACGGCAACGCGCCAGCGTCTGCCCAGGCCGTGCGCATCCAGGTGCCGATGCTCCATAGCCCCTCCGCGTAGTTGTAGGCGACGTAGCGGCTCACCTCGTTGCCGTCGCGGCGGTCCGGGTAAAACCACCAGACCTCATTGGCGACGGAGTTCACGCCCGCATAGACCTTGTCGGCCTGCACGAACGACAGGTTGTCGAACACATGGCGCCGCACCGGGCACGGCAGCACCTGAGGGGCGCCGCCCTGGTAGACGTAGAACTGCCCGCTGTTGCTCATCCAGAAGGCCGCGCCGTCCTTCATGGCGACGGCGTTCGGCCCGATCAGCCCGCACTTGCTGCCCAGCGCCTGGAAGGTGAAGACGAACGACGGGTCGAAGCGCATGCTGTGCAGGCCGTCGTCGGTGAAGATCAGGTTTTCCCCGCGCCCGACCAGCCCGCGCACGATGCGCCCGCCGCCGGCCAGCGGCTGTTCACCCGCCTGATTGGTGGCGCTGCTGGTCCAGACGGTGTTGTTCTCCTGATCGGACCACCGGACCAGCATCGGATTGAACGTGCCGGTGCCCTCCTCCGTCGTCCCGCACAGCACCAGATGACGCTGCGGCGTGACGAACAGGCAGGTGGCCTGCGTCGGGGCGTTTGTCACCAGCGCGGCCGGGGTGCCGGTGTTGCCGGTCCACTGGTAGACGCCGCCGCCCCTCGGGTTGCCGACGAGGTATTCTCCCCAGTTGTCGAGGCTCCAGGTGCGCGGGAAGTATTCGACGCTCGATGCCGTGCCATAGGTTCCGGTGTTCCACGTGCCGGTGCCGTAGCCCTGCCCGCCGGTGCCGTCCACGTTGCCCGCCGCGAGCGCCGGCGGGGTGATGTCGTACAGCCCGCCGCCGACGTAGACGTGCAGCTTGGAATGGGTGCCGATCCCGACGTGTGGCGCGCCACTGTTGTCGGACCAGACGTGCAGTCCCCGGCAGACGCCCGTAACCTTGGACGTGATGGCCGCTTCCCAGCCGCCCACCACCTCGGGACGCCCGTCGCGGAAACGCACCTTGTCGGCCGCCGTGTAGCGCCCTTCGGCTGCGGTCGGCGTCTCGTCGGTCACGATGCCGGGAGCGATGGTCAGGCTGGTCAGGGGCATTGGATCACCTCCGCACTCGGACGACCGTCAGGATGATGGCCCCGTTTGCCCCGGCGCCGCCGACTGCGGTCGTTTGCCCGGCGCCGCCACCGCCCGCCCCATACCCGGAGCCGCCTGCATCGGCGGGCAGGGACCCTGTCGAGTTCGCGCCGCGCCCGCCTTGGCTGAGATACGGGGTGGTGATGAGCCCGCCCGCGCCCCCCGTCGATCCGCTGGAATCACCGCCCGCCGTACCGGCCCCGCTCGGGGTGCCACAAGTGCCGCCACCAGAGCCGGCGTTGGAGCCGGTTGTTGACCCTTTGGCACCACCATCGCCCCCGAGAGTGTGGATGTCGCCGCCCGTGCCCAGCGAGCCGCAAGGCGCGGTGATCGACCACGCCCCGAGGGTTAGCGATGTGGTGCCGCCAAGGTTGCTTATTCCGCCAGGCGCCCCGCCGCTGTAGATCGGGGCGCCGCCTTGGCCGATGGTCGCTGAGAATGCCGTCCCCGGCAGCAGCAGCACCGTTCCCGTTTTGCGCGCGAATGATCCGCCCTTGCCGCCCGCACCGCCTTGTGCGCCGGTGAAGTCGTCTCGCCCCCACCCACTTTCGCCGCCGCCGATCAAATCGGCCTGCGTGACCGCAACGACATCAGACGGCAGCGAGTTGGTTGAGGCCGTGATGACGATGGTGTCGGTGTAGAGGGTGATCGGGCCGCCACCGGCCTGTTTTGTCGCCGCCGCGAGCCCCAGCAAATGCGGGGCGCGCGGCAGGCCGGTTAGGAAATCGCGCGGCATCAGCGCAGCCCGGCTTCGGCCATCACGTCGATGCGCGCCGGCAGCGCGGAGGCGGCGGCGACAAGCGCGACGATCAGAGCGTTGGTGGAGCCGAGTTCCCAGCCGGTGTCCGGCAGGCTGGCGGAGGCCGGGTCCTGCGTTCCGCCCATCAGCGCGACGGCGGGTGTGGCGTCGGCGTTGCCGGCGTTCGCGGCGATAGCGCGGCGGGTGCGCTGCGCCACGCGGAACAGGCGGGCACTGGAGGGCAAGGCGGCGTCGGCGGTGAACGGCGTACCGTTGACGGTCAGGGTCGTGGCGGCCACGGCGGTGATGACGGCGAGCGCCCCGGTGTTGGCCTGCGTGGCGCTGCCGACGTTCGGAGCCGCAGTCGGGCCGAACAGCATCAGCGCGTCACCGACACGCCAGCCGTCCGTGATGAACGATCCGTTCACGCGGGTGACGCTGCCCGTAGTCAAGGCGAGCGTGCCCGTGTTGGTCGTGTCCTGCGTGGTCAGGCATTCCCCGATGTAGATCAGCAGGCTCTTGGCGCTGCCGTCCGTGCTGGAGATGGAACCGCCGATCACGCGGCAACCGCCCTGCCGGATGCGCTGCCGCACCGCGCTTTCGCCGGGGAGCGCCGTTTCGCCCGTGATGGCGGAGGCCACGCCCGGCGCTTGACAGTCCACCACAATCTTGGCGTTCGTGGAGTTCGTGACCGTCAGGCCGGCGGTGAACTGGCGGTATTCGAGGGGAACGTTCGCGTCGATAGCCATGGTGAATCCTCAGAGCTTGGAGCCGGCGAAGGAGAGGGAGGCACGGCGCGCGGCGCGGTCGAGAGCGGACCGAATGCCAGAATGCGCGACCTTGGCGCGGAAATCGTCGTCTTCGACGTTCGCCAAGTCGGCGTCCGCAGCGTCGCCCCAAGATGCCGTCGTGCCGTCCGTCGTCAGGTACTTGCCCGCGTTTCCCGCCTGTCCGGGCAGGCTTCCAGCGAGCGCGGCGAACGCCTGCGTGTCCACATACTGCTTGGTCGCGGCGTGCCCGTTGGCGGTCGGCGTGGCGACGGACACCACGCCCGAGAACGAGCCTGTTCCGGCGTTGGTGAGGTTCTGGCCGTTCATGTCCACGGCGGAGGTTGGCACTGGCACCTGATCGAGCCGGGGCGTCCCTCGATACACGTCCACGCCGTCGCAATAGACGACCTGTGGACCGGGGCGCAGCGCGTAGCCGCTGCCGCCGCTGGTCTTGATGGTGAGCGTGAATCCGGCGCGCGTGGTGTCGTCCACGACGAGATACACCTTCTCGACGCTCGGGATCGTGACCGTGCTGTTCGCCGTCAGCGTGCCGGTGAGCACCAACACGGCGTTGCGCGCCTGATCGCTGGCGTAGTTGGTCGAGGTCAGGACCGTCACGACGCCGCCGATCGTGATCGGCTCGACGCCGCCTACCGCCTCGTCCAGCAGGTCGAGCGCCGTGTTCAGCCGGTCGCCCCAGGTGTTCAAGTTTTCGCCGGTGCCCTGCTTCTCAAGGCGCAGGCGAGTCGTTGCGCTGCTGGTCATGCGTCACCTCACGAAACGACAGCGCGGTCAGTGCAGCGCCGCCAGTCGGCCCCGTCGTTGAAGGCCAGCACCGCGCCGCCCGCCTCGTCTTTCACGAGGATCACGCGCGTCTGGCCGCCGGCCTTGGGGAGCCTGGTCTTGCTGTGCTCCGGGATGCCACGCAGCAGGGCCAACTCGTCGTTGACGCTGCGCACCAGCGCGTGCGCCCAAGCGGGGGCGTTGGCGTCCACCGTCACCATTGCGTCTTGACCTGGATCGCGAGCGGGCCGGACGGCCACCGGGCGCGCTGGTCGGCCGTCTGCACCCGGCCTAAGGCGGCGTCGTAGAGTTGCCCCCAGACGGTGATGCGCTCGTCCTCCCGCAGGAAGGGCGAGGCCTCCAGCAGCGTGGCGTAGAGATAGAGGTCGGGGCACTCATCAAGTGCCCAATTCGTCGTGGCAGTGTCGGACAGCGCCGGGACCTTGGCGAGATAGGTCATCTCCACCGTATAGGCGGCGTCCGGCGTCGGGCCGAACTTGATGGTGCCGCCGATGATGGCGAAGTTGGCCGGCCGGCCGGTCGCCGCGCCGCCGTAGGTCGCGGACAGATCGGCGGGCGTCTTGAAGCCCAGCACGGCGTGCGGCGTCGTCTGGAGCACCACCCCGCGCGCATCCAGGTAATCGGCCGGCAGCGCAACGGTCGCGGTGCCGGCAATGGTCGTGAGGGTGGCCTGCGTCTCCATCTGCCGGGTGCGCAGGTCGCGGTTCAACCGTTTCTCCGCGAGGGCGATGAAGGTCGGGATTTGCGCCGTCAGGTCGGAGCGGTTCAGCCAGTCGGCGGCGGCGGCCTGGAGCCCGGCATAGTCGGTGATCGCCACATCACACCTGCCCCGGCGCCGTGCGCAGGTACAGATATTCGCTGCTGTTGAGCTTGCGCTGGATGGCCGGCCAGTGGTCCGGGTCGAAGAGGTTGATGCCCTCCTCGTTCAGCCACTTCTCGATCAGCACGTTGGGGATCGAGGCGACGCGGCGCAGCTCGCGCGACGGGCTGTAGCCGTCGCCGTCGTTCTGGAGGGCCTTGTTGCGGTCGAGGATCGGCGTGCAGTCCTGCGACCGCTCGAAGATCAGCAGGCCGTCCGGATCGTGATGCACCCGCGTCGCCACGCCCATGGTTACGCCTCCTCGTCGGCGGCCGGGACGCCCAGCGGCGTGTCCGCCGCGACCTTCTCGGCGAACTTGCCCTTGATCAGGATGGCCGCCACGTCGGCGGGCACCTCCACGACTTCGCCCTTCTCCAGCGGACGGGTGTCCGTCCAGGGCTTGCGGTCGGAGGTGCAGCGGATGCGCACCGGGGCGGCGGGCTTGGCGGTCTGGTCGGTCATGCTTCTCTTCCCTCACAAGCAGGAAGGGCGCCCCCGCAGGAGCGCCCCGGTCATCACGACAGGTCGGCGACGTGGCCGTGGGCCAGCTCGTTGCGGACCTTCAGCGTGTACTCCACCGCAACCATGCGCTTCTCGCTGTGGCCGGTCTTGGCGAGCGGCTTCTGGTTCATCTTCTGGAGGAAATCGACCGACACCATCTTGGGGTCGACGATCACCACGTCGCGCGGCCGGATGTGGCGCGACGGGACCAACTGGACCTGACCGAAATCCGACACGTAGACATCCACGGCGGCCACCAGCTTCTTGTCCTCCGCCTCCTTGTAGCGGGTCGCGTTGCCGGTGAAGGTCGAGGCGGTCTGCTTCTGCGTGGCGCCCATGAAGGCCAGCTTGGCGTTGCCGCCGTTGGTCCAGATCGACTGCAGCACGGCCTTGAACAGCGCCTCGGTGAAGGTGCGCTGGGTGCCGTCCGTCGGCGCGGCGTTCGGATAGCCGGTGGAGGTGCCCGACAGCGTCGGCGCCGCCCCGCCGGTGCCCCGGCTGGCGTTGGTACGCAGGAAGCTGATCAGCGAGGCCGAACGGCGCGGCGTGCTGTCGGAGCCCGGCGACGCCGCCTTGTTGGAGAGCATCTGCTTCTCCATGTCGCGCTTCAGCGCCTGCCCCTTGAGGATGACCTGCTGGGCGATGGTGTGGATGTCGCCCACGCCCTCCGACGCCTCCGTGGACGAGGAGACCTGTGCCACCTTGTCGGACAGCTGCGTGTAGTTGGCGAGGCGCACGCCGTTGTTGGCGGCGTCGGTGTCCGGGTCGGCGCCGTCCACGACCTCGTTGGAGTCGCTGGCGGCGTCGAGTTCGACCTGAGTCCACTCGTGATAAATCTGCTTGGCCGTGCCCTTGCCGACGGCCGAATAGAACGGCGTCTCGGTCGGGGAGACCTTGTCGACGGTGTCGGAGATGTCCTCCTTCAGCGTCTTGACGTTGTGGGCCTGCGAAGTGTTGGTCGGAACGGCCATGGCTTAGGACTCCAGAACGAGGAGAGCGGCGGCGTCCTCGATGGCGCCGGTTTGGGTGAGACGGTTCTTGAGGCGTTGCGCCTCGGTCGCCTTGGCGTTGCGGGCCGGCGCCGGGCCGGGCGGCATCACCTTCTGGACCGGCGGGGCCTTGGCCTCGATCTCCGGACGCTTGGCCTGGAGTTCGTCGTACAGCATGGCCTTGCGCAGGACCGACACGGCGCGGCTGTCGGCGACGGAGCCCAATTCCTCGTCGGAGAAGCCGAGCTTGCGGCCGTAGCCGATGATCCGGCCGCGCTCCGCCTTGGCGACGGCGGGGTCCTTCCATTCCGGGATGCGCTGGACCAGCGCGTCACGCTCGCGCGCGAGGTGCTGTTCGGCCGCCGCGCGCTGCTCCGCGAACGCCTGCTGGTGAAGCTGTTCCTGGTGACCCATCAGCGCCTGGAGGCGCTGCACGCCGGCCTCGTGCGCGGCGCGCTGCTGCGTGTAGGCGACGGGGTCGGAGAAGGCCAAAGCCAGATCGGGGGCCGGAGGAACCTGCTGGGCGAGCACCTGCTGCGCCAGCTGGAACGCCTGCATCTCCTGCGCGCGCTGCTCGCGGATCGCGGCAAGCTGCTGGTCGGCCTGCTGGTGCAGGAGGTAGGCGCGGGCGACCTCCTCCACCGGAACATCGGCCTCGGTGCCGTCGGGCTTCTTCACGCGGACGGTGGCGGCGGGAGGCTTTTGCTCCTCGACGGGCTTGGCCGCGCCGTCATCCTCGTTCAAGGCCCCGGTGGTCTCGCCGTCGGCGTCGCCACCCTCCGCGTCCCCGGCGGGGGCGTCGTCCTTCCTCTCCGGGGGTTCGGTGGCGGCGGTCGTCTGGCCTTCCGGCTCAGTACCGGTTTCAGCGCCGGCCGGTTCGACCAGCAGCGAGCCGGCGAGGCTCGCGATGTCGTCGGCAACGCCGCTCTGGTCGGGTTCCATGGAAAGCTCCATCAAAGGGCAAGGGGCGTCTCACGACGGCCTTACTGTTGTCGATATAGCAACAATACCGCGAAAACGTCAAGTGGCGCGCGATTTTTGCGCAACAACCATCTTCCCGCCGGTGATCACGCGGCGCAACTCGGCCTTGAACTCTTCCAGCAGGCGAAGCTTGGTGTAGGCCGCCTCGCGCCGCTCCTTCTCCTCGGGCTTGCTGGTGCGGAACTCGCCCAGCGCCCGTTCCTCGATGGCCTGGAAGGCGTCCGCAAGCAGATCGTCCTCCAGCAGCTTCGCGGCCCGCTCACCCCGACTGATCGGATCGTACGCCATCAGCCGAAATCCGATCCGCCGCCGATCCCGGCATCGCCGATTCCCGCGTCGCCATGCGTTCCGCCGAACCCGCCGCTGCCGCCGTCACCGCCGCCGAAGACGCCATCAAGCAGCCCGTTCAGACCGAACAGGCCGTTGATGTTCGACGCCAAACCCAAGGACGGGCTGTTGTTGGCGATGCCCAGGCCGATGCCCACCAACCCCAGCGGCCCGCCGAACGTGGAAGCAAGGCCGCCGAGCGTGGCGTTCGCGAAGCCGCCGAAGCTGCTCGCGGTCGGGTCCGCCAAGCCAAGTCCGGCCCCGCCGCTGCCGTTGTCGATGTAACCCCGATACGCCTGCCGCAGAACGTTGTACAGGTCGGCCAGGGGATCGGCCGCCGGTGCCGCAGCCCGCTGCGGAGCGATGGCGCCAAGGCCATTGTTGGCGAAGAACTGGTGTTCCCCGCCGAACCCATAGCGGTACGGATCGCCCGTGAAGGGCTGGTAGGTCCGCGCCGGCGTCCCGTCGGCCTGTGTGGACGAGTCCCCACTGCGCGGAACGGCGTAATCAATCGTCTGGTCAAGCAGTCCCATCAGCCCATCTCCCCACCCATCTCCACCCGGTCCATCATTCCCGGCTTGCCCTCACCCACGGCGGCGGCCCGCTGGACAAGCGCCGCCTCCGCGACCATTTGGCGCTCACGCAACTCCAGCTCGGCGCGCATCTGGTCCATCTTCCGCTGGTGCTCCAGCAGCATCGCCTCGCGCTTCAGGGCGTTTTCCGCCTCCAGGCGCATGCGCTGCAGTTCCAAGTCCGCCTGTGCCTTTTGCTGCTCGATCTGGAGCCGGGCCTGCGCCTCCAGAAGCTTCGGATCGGGCGCCGGCGGTTGCGGCGGCTGCTCGGGCTGCTGGGCGGGATCGAGGAAGAAGCGGCCGGCGTCCTTGAAGCCGGCAATCTCCAGGATCGCGGCCAGGGTGGCGCGGTACTGCGCGACCGTCACCAGAGGGTTGTTCGGCCCGTACTTCGCGATGATGCCTTCCTGCGTGGCCTTGATCTGCATGAGGGCCTGCAGCCGCTCCGCGTCCGAGCCCCGGCCAAGCCCGACGCTCACCGTCACGTCCATTTCGGCGTTCCAGGCGCGCGGATCGACCGCCACCCACTTGCCGCGCAGGCGGATGACCCGCTCGCGGTCCTGGTGCCGGCAGATCAGCCGCAGCACGCCCCGGAACAGCTTCTTCAGGCCGGTCTCGGCGAAGACGCGGGCCAGCATCTCGGTCTTGCCCTGCGACGCGCTGATCGTGGCGGCCACGGCGGCGCGCGTGGTGGACTGGAGAGAATCCGGGTCCAGTCCCATCGACGCGCGCGACAGGCCGGTGCGGTCCTCCTTGACGCTGTTCAGGTACTCCAGGACCGGCAGGGACTGTCCGGCGACGAACGGCACGCCGACGGCCTGATAGGCGCCCGGCTGCCGCGTGCGGATCACGGCGCCCAACTCGTTGTTCAGCACGTCGTCCATGTTCACGTCGTCCTCGACGACGGCGACGCGCGGGTTGTTGGACAGCACGAGATTGTCCAGCGTCTGGCGCATGATGACGGAGTTGATGCGCTGCAGGTCCATCGTCAGGTCGGCGATGGACAGGCCGAAGAAGGCGTGCGACAGCGGCACCGGGCACCAGTCGGCGAACGGCACATGGTCGGCCGGCTCGTCCTTCAGCAGCGTGTGCGAAGGGCCGGCGGTGCAGACCATGCGCAACTCGGCGATGCCGTCGCCGTCGCGGTCCACCCGCAGGTACGCCTCGGTGTAGGTCACCTTGCGCTGGGACGGGTCGGCGGACGCCTCCCCGGCGTCCTCGCTGTTCGGACGGCGCACCTGCGCCTCTTCGCTGCCCGACAGGCCGGCGTCCGAGCCGGTGCCGCCCAGCCCCTCCAGTTCGTCCGGATCGTAGCCCATCGCGACAAGGTCGCTGATCGTCACCTCGCGCCGGTGCCCGACGAGCGTTGCGCCCTCCAAATCGCGGGCGGCACGGTCAATGATGAACTCTTCCGGCGGCATGGCCGCGATGACCACGCGCCCCTTCTTCGTTCGGCGCGTCACCTCGACATCGTGCAACTGGGGCGCCGCGCCGTCCTGACCCGGCTGTGCCCCCGGCGCTGGATAGACCTCGTGCTTGACGACCTCGGCGCCGGCCTCCGACGCGACGAGGAAATAGGCCTCGTCGTCCAGGCCGGTGTACTGGGAGGTGGAGGCCTCCTCCTTCTCCTCCCACCAGAACTTGACGACGCCGGTCTTCGCCAGCAGGCCGTCCTTCAGCCAGGTCAAAAGGATCGAGAAGCCGGGGTTGTCGGTGTGGAAAATCCAGTTCACGTAGTCGGTGGCCTGCTCGGCGGCCTCGACATCCTCCGACCCGTGCGGGGCGAACTCCACCACCCGCTCCGACGAGCAGAAGATGCGCAGCAGGCTCGGCAGCATGGATTCGATGGTGTCGCGCACCGTGGTCACGACGACCTTCGAGCGCCCGTCCACCTCGTCGCCGAAGGGCTTGCCCAGGTAGTACTCCAGCGCCTGCGCACGCTCTGTCGCCAAGGTGGAATCCACGAACTCCACCGCGTCGCCGAGCGCGGCGGAGACGACGCCCTGGAACTCGTCGTCGGCCATCGGCTTGCGATCAGCCATCGCCGTTCTCCACAGGGGAATCCCCGGCCGGCGAAGGCGGCGGGCACAACATGGCGGCCTCATCAGGCGTCTCGGCGCATTGATAGAAGGCGCCGTCGCAGACCACGGCAAGGGCGGTAGAGGGAATCGGCTCGGCGGGGTGCTGAATGCCGCCTACAGTGACCACTGGGATTTCGATCACGGTCACACCCCCCTGATGTGTTCGACCAGCACGCTTTCCAGCGTGATGACGTTGCTGCCGGTGCCCGCCGTGCCATGCTGTCCCGTGACGGTGAGTGTCTGGTCCTGCGAGAAATCGACGGCGGTGATGGTGTGGCCTGCGGCGCCATTTGGTGCGCCGAGTCCAGAGAAGCTGACAGACGGTTCGGCGAGCTGCACCGACACACTGTTGCGGTTGGCGACCACCCAGGAAAGACGCGCGCCAAACAGTGTCCCCGCTGATGCGCTGTAGGTCGCAACCTGCACCCCGCCGATACGCCAGCGGAGCGTCTTGACCACCGTGTTGCCGGGCACCGACGCCGCGAGCGACACGCGCAAGGAGTCGTTCGGCCCTATCGTCCCGGCGGGGATCAGCAGGTTGAACAGCGTAGTTTCATCGGTGTCCGCGTCAGTCTTGCCGGCCGGGGCGTGCTGCTGGCCGAGCGCGCGGACAGCGCCGGGGGTTGAAGTGGCGCGCAGCATGTCAGGCCCCCTGCCCCGGCGTGATGCGCAACGTGGCGGAGCCCGCCGCCGTGATGCCGGCAATATGCGTCGCGCCGATCGGGACACGGAACACCTCCACCGCGCCCGGCAGCAGGTCCATCCCAGTGGAGGTGGCCGCCGACACGGCGCCCGTTCCGAAGCGGACGTTGACCGTTAGGCTGGATGGGTTGGTGATGCGGACGCTGTCCGGCGCCGCTGCGGGAAGGGCGACGCGGGCGGAAGAGGTGCTGACGGCAAGGTCAACCGAATCGCCCGAGGGGCTGAAAGGGGTCATGCGGGCGTCTCCCGACGTTCGCGTGTTCACGGGGGTACCGAGGCTGGCGGACCCAGCGCCGCGCAGGCGACGCACCCCAACACCCCGTAACGTTATAACATATCGAACGGCGCAGAAAAAAGGGGGTTACACAATCCCCGGAAGATTGCGCCGCAGCGGCTTGTTGTTGCGGATCAGCGTCTTCGCGTAGCGCAGGCACATCAGCGCGTAGCGGGTCGCGGCCATCAGGTCGTCCTCCTTCTTGACGATTTTCCCGTCCTTGCGGTGGTAGGTCCGGAATTCCTCGAACCAATCGCCCAGGTGCGAGAACACCTTGAGCTGCCCCATCTGCATGCGGTTGAGCATTTCCGTCACGCCGGCCTCGACGCCGGAGCCGCCGTCCTCGAAGGTCGCGCGCTCCGTCAGCATCTTCAGGCCCTGCTTGCGATACATGGCCGCCAGCGTGTCGCCCGAGCCCTTGTCGTGCTGCAGGCCGTCGTGCGGCCACGCCCACGGCAGCTCCGGGCCCCAGGCCTTCAGCGTCGGCGCGATCTGCACCGGTGTGGCCTCGCTCTGCCGGTGGGTGGCGGTGACGTAGACCACGTCGGTGTCCCGGTCCCAGGCAAGCTTCACGGCGGCGGTGGGGTGGTCCCACCCGAAGTCGATGCCGCCGATCTGCGGCCAGTGCGACGGGATGGCGAACGGCTCCACCGTGATCGCGGTTTCCGGCAGCGGGAACACCCGGCCCGAGCCCAGCACCGGAATCCCCTTGGCGCGGGCGTCCCGCTCGTGCGCCGGGTAGCTGGCGATGATCGTCGCGCGCTGCTCGTCGGTGTAGTGCTCCACGTCGTAGATCGTCATGCTGGTGACGTGGCGGTCAGGCGTGGTCGGGCGCGGGTAGAACAGCCGCACCACCTCCGACATGCCCAGCAGCGGCGTGAAGGTCAGCATGACGAAACCGCCTGTCGCGTTGGTGCGCGCCAAGCCCTCGGTGTAGATGTCGGCCGGCGGTTCCTCATCGAACCACACGAGGTCGAGGGTTTCGCCCTGCCACTTCTCGCGGCCCTTTTCGTAGCTCTTGAAGGCCAGCAGCGACTTGCCGCCCGACTTGTGGCGGACCGTCACGGTGTCCAGGGCGTCGGCGATGCCGCGCGCCGAGGTGTGGTCCAAGATGGCCCGCTTCGGGATCATGCCGGTGCCGTAGTGGTCCTTGCGGCCCATGAGGACGCGCTGCACGGTGTCGCGCAGCGCCTCCGCCGTCACGCCGCCCGCCCACATGGCAATCGGCTTCTCGAAGCGCCGGCCGGGCCAGCAGTCGGGGTATTCGCCCGTCAGGTGCATCGCGCACTCGGCGCCGGCGCTCCAGGTCTTGCCCAGCTGGTTGCCGGCCATCAGCAGGCGCTCGCGGAAGCTCTTGCCCGCCGCGTGGAAGGCCTGCTGCTTGGTGTAGGGCTGGTACTGCTCCAGCGCCCGCTCCGAAAGCAGCTGCGCCGCTTCGGCCTTCAGGCCCTCCAGCGCCTCGGGGGAGAGGTCGCGCAGTTCCGGGGGCAGGTCGGCGATCACCGGCACGGGATCGGCCGGGCGCTTGCGGAAGTTGTCGCCTCGCGGCATGGGGTTTGGTCTCCGATCAGGAAGGCGTTAGGAACCCGTGTCCGGAATTTTTCAGGGTCGGCCCCCGCCCTCGCTCCACCACCCCGGCGGGGGGCCACCCCAGGGGGGGTGTTCCGGCCCTGCCCCGATCCGGCCGCCCGGCGCCGACCTGGAGGACGACCGACCCGGTTAGGACTGGCGAAGGACTGCAGTCAAGAGGCGCTTACCATAATAGCCCATATGCCGCTTTCGAACTCAGCGATATCAACGACTTAGCAGGCGCCGCGAGGTTATAGATATTCCTACACCACATCTGGTATGCCGGCGCGCCCGGTTAACCGTCTTCCGCCCTGACTCCCGTCCGTTCGCAGGAACGCTGCCCCATCGGCGTCAGTGCGTGACCGGCGGCTCAGCGGCCCCGTCAGCGGCTGGAGGAGAGCCGTTCGGAGCGGCCCGCGCGCCGTTCAGCCAGTCCGTAAGCGCCTTCAGCTGCTGCGCGTTCAGGGCGTCGAGAGGGCTCTTCAGCTCCATCTTACGATCCACGAACATGCCCATCTCCTTGCCGATCAGCTCCCACGCGCGGTTGGCGGCGTTCAGGTTGCCGGTGCTCATGGCCTTGTCGGCGACGTCCAGCAAACGGTTCAGCACCTCCTCGCGGGACAGCGCCACGCGCTTGACCGCAAGGGTTTCGGCCTTGGCCTTCAGTTCGGCGACACGGGCCTTCACGTCCGGCCGCTTCATCAGCTCCGACGCCCGGACGTGCGCCGACGCCTCGGGATAGCCGGCCTCCTTCGCGGCGTTGGTCTGGTTTACGCCTCGGGCGATGGCCTGGGCGAAACGCTCGTGCGTGGCGGTCTTGAGCTGCGGCATGGCGAACCCCGCGACAATCCTTGCTGCATCGTGGCTTTTGTCCACCATAGCGCAACAATGCGTGGAAGGCCATGCCGTAAGCGGTTACGCTGGCGAACGGCGCCGGGCTGCGGCCGAGCGGGAGCGGCGACGCTCGGGCGGACCCGAGAGACGTTGCGTGGTGAGGCTGATGTGGGAAGTTCGCGCGCGAGGCTGGGCACGCGCCGGAAAGCGTGTCAAGAGACTTGCAATCCGCCCAGGCGTAGCAACGGGTCCAGAAAGTGCGAACCGGAAGTTGGCGCACGGGGTGTGCGCTCACTTCCGGTTTTGGCGATGTCCGGAGACGAGTTCCGGGCGTGGCGCGAGCGCCACCGGATGACCCAGGATCAGGCGGCGGCCCTGCACTGCGTCAGCGCGCGGACGGTGCGCAGCTGGGAAGCCGAAGGCGTCGGCGATCCGCGCTCGGTGTTGCTGTGCGCGTCGTGGGACTGGCTGCTGCCCGAACGGCGCAAGCAGCTGCTGCGGCTGGCGCAGCGGGTGAGGTGATCGGGCGTTAAGGACGCTATTCGCTAATGTCCAAATCCATGATCGCTTTCTTCACTGCGGCCCGGATGCCGGCTAACTCTGCTTCAGCCTTGTCGGCCCTATCGGTCTGACGGCTGAGAGCAGCGCCCAGCCTTGCAACCTCTTCCTCGGCTATGCGGACACGGTCCTGCAACGATTTGATGGACGCCGCGAGAGACCGCGTCTCTTCAGCAGAAAGGATGTTCTCTGAATTTACATCGAGCTTGATTTGCATTGCTGTCTGGGCGCTGCGAAGGGCGCTTCTTTCAGCCTGAGACGCCCAACTCCGAAGGGCGCAATAGCGCCATCGACCTGACAGATCAAGCTATCAGGCGGGGAATTCGAGCCGACGAAATAGCGCGCCCTGCCCGTCCCGTGGCCCGTAACGCGTCCGAACGGGGTAGCCCGCTACTGCCCCACCTGAGAGCCAATCAGGGCAGCGCTACAGCCCCCAATCCATCATGGCGTCCCCGGCGCTCTGCGGGGCATGCGTCCGCACACCATATCCGCTCTTGTAGGACGTGATGCTGAGGTCCGGATCAGCGTTGGCTGCCGAACCAGCCTGGAAGCCGCTGCAACCTGCAACGAGCAGGCTGATGGCGAAGATGATCGCGAGCTTTGTGCGCATGGATAGATGGTAGGGCTTGCCCACCAAACGACAACGGCCGCCCCAGAAAGAGCGGCCGCGCAGCATCCGATAGGGCGATAGCATCAACGATGTACGTCCTTACCGATCTGCTTGCAATTCAGCTACGGCTGTCGACCCCGAGACTAACGTTGTCCCGTCACCCTTTCCCTTAAATCGAACAATGCGCTTAGTTACAAAACGCCCCTCTCCCCCGAGACCAAAACTGCCTGAACCAGCAGTCTTGTCGACATTAAGCCCAATATTACCTTTCCCCGAGCTGTCATAAAACTCCTCAATCTCCACCTCTTCAGCATTCTCTATGCGAACAGCGATGGCAATTTCTTGCGTAACCTTTGCTTGGTGCTCCTCAAACTTCATCCGCAACATTTGTTTTTCAACTTCGACCTTTAAGTCTTCCATCCCTTTATCCGAGGCGGCAGCCACGGACGTTCCGGCACTTGCCATGCCGCCGATAATACCTGCCGAAAGCGGCGATACAATTTTTGCCACCTCCAATGCAATTTTTAGATAATCAGCCATCGAAGCACCCCGCGGTTTTTAGCTTTAACCCCAATCCTACGGCCTGTGGGTTGTGATGGGCAACCAATTGATCGCCATCACGTCTCGTACTGCGCCTGAGTGGTGACGCCGTTGGTCACGCTGCCTCCTCCACCCCATCGTCCAACGACACGTATTTGATGCCCCACCGGCTATCCTGCGATCCCCGGTACTGGTACGAGCCGCTGTTGAACCACAGGCCGCACTTTCCTTCCCAATCGCCGTTGCGCTGCTTGGCGACGTTCAGGATCACGGTCGGCTCGTTCGCCAGCTGAGCCAGTGCGCCGCCGGCTGCCTGATCGCCTCGGTCCGCCTTCTCGGTCAGGGCCTTGATCTTCTCCTCCACCTCCCGGTCGCGCCAGACGCCCAGGATGTTGAAGGCGTTGGAGCCGATCTCCGACGCGCCCTTGATGTCCTCCGTCTCCGGAGCGCCACCACCCGCCCTCTTGTCCGCCTTGCGGGAGTGCGCGACGAGGTGGATGTGCACGTCCTTCTCGACGGCCCAGTTGACTAGCGTGAAGACGGCCTGTTCCTGCCCCTGGTAGTCCTCCGAGCCGATGCCCAGGCGCATGAGGCTGTCGATGATGAACGTGTCGCACCCGTAGCGGCAGCGGGCGTACTCGAACACATCGAGCAGGGGTTGCACGCCGACCTTGCCGACGAGGTTGAAGCACCACAGCCAGCCGTCCATCCACTGCATGATCGCCCGGATGAACGGCTCGGTCGGGCGGTCCACGTTGCCGGCCTGCTTGACCATCCGCTTCAGGAACTGCTTCGGCACCATCTCCAGCGACGCGATGCAGACCTTCGCGCCCTGGTGTCCCCAATCGACCGCGGCGTGCGAGAGGAGCTGCGACTTCCCGTGTCCGCTCGGGCCGGTCCACACCGTGAGTTCGGCCGGACGGAACAGCAGCTTCGACGCGATCTTGCCGAAGGGCATCCGATACCCGACCTCCTGCCCTCCGGTCGGCCAGAACAGCTTCACGACGTCGTCGGTGAACTGGCCGGCGCGCACCAACTCGGGCGGGTCCATGGTGGCCGCCGCCTCGAAGCACTCCCGGATCGTCGCGGTGGGAATACCCGCCTTCAGGCACTCGTTGGCGTCCTTCAACGGCAGCGTGACGCGCCGGCAACGGTGACGCCCAAGGCGAGCGACGATCTCCACAACGGCGGCCTCTCCCTCCGCGTCGTTGTCCAGCGCGAGGTAGATCGTCTCGAAGCGCAGCAGGCGTTCGTACTCGGCCTCGATCCAACGCTGCTTCTCGCCCTTGCCGCCGCCGAAGGGGACCGAGAGGGCCGGGAACCCGTAGTCGAACAGGCTGGGCGCGTCGATCTCCCCTTCGCAGATCGTCACCTCGCGGGCGTTCCGGTCGATGGCCTGCCAGCCGAACAGAACCGGCTCGCAGTCGGCCTCCACCCGCATGCGCCGCTTGTCGTCGATGGACCGGAACTTCACAAAGCGCAGTTCCCCCTCGACCAGCGACGGGAACACGATGGTCCGGTCCTGCTCGCCGATCCGGTACGCGGCGATGGCGTGCTCGGACAGCTTGCGCTCGCGGGTCAGGTAATCCTTCACGGCGCTCTTCGGCGCGGTGCAGGCCGGCTTCGGGGGCCTGCGGTAGGTCTTCTCCCGCTTCTCGAACTGCGGCGCTTCCAGGCCCAGCCACGCCCGGATGTCCTCCAGGGCTTCCGGCAGCTGCTGGCCCTTCACAGCGCACCACAGGTCGATCAGGTCGCCGCTGTCCCCGCCGGCCGCGAAGTCCGCCCAGGTGCCCGCCTTGGCGCCCTGGACGCAGACCTTGAGCGAGCGGCCCGCCTCCCCCTGGATCGAGCCCACGCACCACTCCCGCCCCTCCAGCACGCCACGGGGCAGCAGGCGCTCGGCGACCTCCTTGGCGCGGCCTTCCAGCGCGCGCTTGATCACGGTGATGTCGGTCACAGGATCACCCCCATGGATTCACGCCGCCGTCGGATCTCGGCGATTTCCTCGTCGTCGGTCGCAACCCGGTCCCCGGCAATCAGCCGGCCCACGTACTCCGCCGGGTTGCTCTTGGTCGCCGCCAACTCCAGCAGGTTCAGCACCCGCACGTCGTCGCCGTCGTACTTCCGGCGCAGCTTGACGATCATCCCGCCCGAGCTTTTGCCCAGCAGTTCTTTGCCACGGTCGAACACCTGCTTGTCGAGCGAAGCGGGCGGCGCGTCGGCGCCCGAACCGATAGGTTCGGAATATTGGTTTGGGTTAGGTTCGGGTTTGGGTTCGGGGGTTCCCGACTTGCGTTCCTGGGTATCAGATACCGTATGGGGTACCGTATCCGGCGGGGTATCGGATACCTGTCCGGGTACCGTTTCCGTCCCTGGAAGCAGGGATACGACATACCCGTCCGGATACCGTCCCGCGTGCGGCTGGAGAGCCCTCACCATCCCTGCCCACACCGCCGTTTTCCGCGGCACGGCGTCGATCAGAGCCACCATGCTCTTGCCGACCTTGCTGTTCTCCGGCGGGTTATGGCGCAGGAAGTTGACGATCATCGTCCATCCGGTCTCCGCATCGCGGATGATGAAGCCGGCGGCCTCCAACTCGGCGATGACACCCGCCGCCCGGTCGGGAGCAAGGCGCAGGTCCTCCATCAGGTAGCCGGCGGGAAGCCGAAAGCAGCCGATGGAGTTGCTGTGCGGGCCGGTCAGCAGATAGAGCGCCAGCCGTTGCGCGTCGCCCGACAGAGCGAGAACCTTCGGGTCGGTCCAGAAGGCGGTGTAGACCTTGCCATAAGTTCGCATCATGCCACCTCCCGGCCATCCATGAGGCCGTGCTGCTGGTCGTCGTTGTCGTCGTGCAGATCGGCCGGCGGGACGACCATCGCCCGCGGCGGAAAAGCGTCTCCGCCCGTCACCGCCAGCATGCCGGGCGACAGGATACGGTAGGCTTCCAAACGGTCGAGGTCCCCATAGGCCAAGGCTTCGGCCAGCGCCTCACACACAGCCCGAGGGCCGAGCGTGGACAGGTGTTCGGCAATCCGCTGGAGACGGATCTGGTCGGACTGAGGAAGGGCGCAGAGGCTCATGCGGCGGTCCCTCCCGAAGGCCCGCCCAGCTCGTCCAGCGCCTCGTCCAGCAGGGTTGGTAAGCCGCCGCACCTCGTCCCCGTCAGCGGAGCGCATGCGGTTCGCCAAGGCATAGAGTTCGTCCACGGCACCGTGGATCACCTCCACCGGAGAGGGCCGGCGGATGGGCTTGCGGGAGCGACCGGGGAACGGCGTGACTGAGGCGTCATCGGTCATGCCGCTCTCCGGATCTGCTTTCCCGGTGTCAGACCGAGGCCGCAGGCTGCCATCACAGCACCTCCTTCAGCCACGACGGCACGTCCCGGTGAACCATCCCCGTCAGGCGTGCGAGACGCCGGTACACCGGCCGATCCTTGATCCAATCGCGCACCCAGGTCTTACGGTGGGGGAGAAGCCATTCGCGGCCGGCCGCGCGCCATGGGTCGTGCATCGTCAGCGCGTAGAAGGCCGCCGCCTCCAGGCAGCGGATCTCCGTCTCGCCCAGGTTCTCCAGCACCGCCGTGGCGATGCCGCTCATGCTGAGGCCCACCATGTCGCGGGCGCCAGCGCCGAAGTGCTCGATCTGCGAGCCGAGCATCGTGAGGAAAACATCGGCGCGGTCGAACCACCGGGACTCTTCGGCCAGCGCGTCCACCCACGAGTCGGTGATGTCGCGAAGGCTCAGGTTGGTGGTGGTGTGGCCGGCATCCCGCTCATGCGGAATGGTCGGGTAAACCGGCTTTAGTGGCGGAAGGATGGGAATCTGCGTTGGCTTGCCCCCGCCGAACTTGGCGACGATGGCGTCCATTGAGCCGCCCGTCTCCATGAGGATACGCAGTTCGTCGGTGAAGCCGCGCCGCTTCTCGGGATCATGGATGCCCAGCAGAATTGCCGTGTTTTCGCCGTCAATCATCGGTTCGGGCTTGCCGTCGATCTCCATAAGCGTCGCGGCAATCTCGACGCCATAGGGAGTCGCCCACATTTCGGTGTGGTTCGTCATGCCGCCACCTCCGCGAGCAGGGAGCCGGCGATGTTGGGCAGGACATCCTCAGGGAAGATCGGGCCGCTCATGTGCGCGCTCAGCAGCGCGGCGCCGATCCCCGGCATGTTCAGCCGGCCAAGTTGGCGCAAGCTGCCCCGGTTAGCCTCGAACCACCCGCGGGCGCAGGCTTGCAGGCCGTACTCGGCGGCCAGCAGGAGGACCGTGGCGGAGCAGATATCCCGAGCCCGCAGAACCTCCTTGCCCCGGCCGCTGCCGTCCAGCGACAGAAGGGCGACCGTCAGCACGGCACGTGCGTTCTTCACTGCCGTGGCGACATCGGCGGCAAAGGTGCCGCCCCGAATGAGGTGACCGCCGGTCGTGGTGCTTGCCAGGAGGGCTTTGAGACCCTTTGTGCCGACAGCGCCCTCGATACCGTCTGTCAACCGGTTGTCCACGAGGACAGCGCGGTCCAACCCCTGTCGCTGCCGGTACAGGGTACGGAACTCGCCTCCCTCCTTCAGGTTCGCCACGGCGTTGTCGGGATCGAAGGCGTGAGCCCAGTCGTGAGCGGAGATGTCCATGGATCAGGCCCTCCCCGGCATGGACGACACCAAGGGGGAAGCCTCCAGCACCGGCAAATGGGTCAACACGGTGATAGGCAATGAGGCGATTGCCCGGAACTCCACCGGGATTGTCGCCATGTTGGCTTTACGTTCTCCCATTGCGTTCTGGACGCACGGGAGCGTCGCCGCCATATTGCGGTCGCTCATTCGAAAACTCCTGCCAGGGAGGTTGGGTGAGTACTAGATCACCGCGCCAACGGTGATTTCAGAGCACGGCAGTGGGGCAGTCTCGCGCCAACGATGCGCCCCACTGACCGGCTCGATCGGTCTTCGCCTCTGGATCATGCGGCAGCCCCCATAGCCTTTGCCTCCTGCTCCTCAATCCACCGCAGCAGGGTGGACTTTCGAGCGCAGATTAGCGTTCCCATCCGAAAAACAGGAATCTTGTTAGTCTGTGCAAGGTGGTAGACCTGCCGTGGGTTGAGACCTGTAAAGGCTCCCACAGCATCGGCACCGTACAGGACATCTTGGCCGATGGTCTTCACCACAGCAGCGGGCATTACGTCCGCAAGCATTGAAGCCAATTCCTCAGAAAGCTTATCAGCAAGGCTGTCGCCGATTTGAACAGCAAGCGTGCACCCACCGGGAAGCTCAGATTTCTGAATAGTTGCCTTCGCAACCGCAAGGCAGAGAAGCTGGGTTGCCTCACCGCCAATCACCGCGTTCAACTTCATGCGCTCTCCTTTCTAAATACTATAATCCGGTTCAACACCCATATCAGACTGCTCGGCTTCTTCAAACTCCGTCTGACATTCGGCGATCCTGTATGGCAGCCCAAGAAGACGCCGAAGCATCACCTGCAAACCAATGTACAAATTTATTACAAGCGTAGAAAATCCATAGTTATTCACACCGTATATCGCGTAAGGAACCAAATCTGGCCCATCCCACAATTTAGCCCAGTATGCCTTTCCTTCCTCATCAGCACCACTCTCTCCCAGAACAGTAACCAGAAGAGAAGAAGGATCAATATCATCTACCCCAGTTCGGCGAGGGTGAGCATCTAGGTTGTTAGCTACCTTTCCCCAATAGAACTGCTCAAGGCGCTTGCGCACCACGAGCCGATTTGCCTCCCAATCAATAACACCCCACATGGTAGCAATACTGCCAAGCGCATCCGTATAAACATACTTGTTATTAACTATAAGAACATGACCAATTCGGCTTTCATGAGGAAATATCAACAGTTCTTCCGGAGAGAAAAAATCTATTCCAATGAATTTATTTCGCTCTTCAGCACTTTCGGAAATTTTGTCGAGCAAATCCAGGTCATAGAGCGACAACATATCATCCAAAGGCAGGGCATAAGCCATAGTATGCGCCATGCGCAAGCTAAAGCCAGAATTGGCGATCCGAGATGCAACGCAAATTCTGGCGATCTGCGAGGACTTCCAGAGTCGGACGCGGGATCTACCGCCGCCAGCTTGTGCTGGCACTGCTGCCTTCCAGGTGATTAGCTTCCGCAAGCTATCCATGCTGATGTCACAGGCGTGCATCACCTCCTCGTCTGTGAATAGCCGCTTCCCTGCAAATTCCGTCATGACTAACCCTTTCTGATGAGCACGCTACATACCTGCGCAACGCGGTGCAAGTTTAAACTTGCACCGCGTTGCGCAGGTATCATAAATTCCGATCCATTCCGCGCAAGCGTCATTCATGTCGAGAGGACACGGCATGGCATCAGTCCGAAAACGCACCCTGCCCAGCGGCAAGGCAGTCTGGCAGGTGGACTACAAGGATCAGTCCGGCAAACGCCGGTCACGGCAGTTCAAGACGAAGAAGGAGGCCACCGACTACGAAACCAAGGTCCGGGCCGAGATTGCAGCAGGCATCTACATGCATGCCGCCGACTCGGTTTCCGTCGAGGAGGCATGCCGCCAATACCTTGAACACCTGAAGGTGCGGCGCGACACCGGGCAGACGATGGAGCCGGCCACGTACGTGGTCTACGAGAGCTGCATCCGCCGGCACATCCTTGACCTCAAGGTCGGACTCGGGGCGGTGAAGCTGGCGAGTCTCCGAACGAAGACGGTCGCCGACTTCCGGGATCGCCTGCTGTCCTCCGGCCGCTCGGTCGCGATGACGAAGCGGATCATCGCCACGTTGGGCTTCATGCTCAAGCACGCCAGGGCGAACGACCTCATCTTCACCGACCCGGTCGAAGGCGTCGTCGTGCGCCGTCAGAGCCGGTCCAGCAGCGCCATCTCGCTTGAGGCGGCCCAACAACTCCGGGACAACGTGAAGAAGCTCCTCGGCGCCGCCGACGATGACTTCCGCCCCTATCTCGTGGTGGCGGCTCTCGCCGGCCTACGCGCGTCCGAGCAGCGCGGCTTGCGGTGGGAGAACGTGGATCTGACGAAGGGCATCATCCGCGTGAGGGAACGGGCCGACATCTTCAACAAGATCGGCGATCCCAAGAGCGAGGCCGGAACCCGCGACATCCCGATAGGGCCGATGGTCACCAACACCCTGAAGGCCTGGAAGCTCAAGTGCCCGACGTCCGAACTGGGCTTGGTGTTTCCCAACCGCAAAGGGGGCGTCCGGACACAGACCGACGTGCACCGCCTCTGGTTCAAGCCCCTATGCGGCAAGCTCGGGATCACGATGCGGTGGCACGACCTGCGTCACTTTGCCGTCTCAGCGTGGATCGACCAAGGCTTCAGCATCAAGGCCGTCATGACCTTCGCCGGCCACAAGGACTACCGGATGACGATGGAGCGCTACGGCAAGCTGTTCCCGTCCGAGGATCACCACAAGGCCGTCGCCGACATGGAGAAGCGGCTTTTCGGGTAA